GGCGACCCAGGTGGGCCGGTTCGATCGCGGTCAGGCGGCCGGACCGGTCCTTGGCTGGAAAGCCGAACTCGTTGAGGGTCGTGCAGACGAAAGCCCGGTACGGCGCACCTTCGGCCGGACGGATGTCCGCCAGGGTCACGATCTCGTCGACGATGCCAGGCAATTCCAGGCCGGTCTTGCTGCCCTCGATCTGCAGCGAGAAATACGGCCGGTTGAAATCATCCAGCCGCTTGTCGAGCAGACCGACGAGCCAGACATTCTTGTCCGGCGTGTGCTGGAGGTGGGTCAACCACCCGATCATCTCCTGACCGAGCAAGCCGTATGCCCCGCGCATATCGGCCTTGCCGCTGCGATCGGACATGGCCTGCGGCTGCCCCTTTGCCCATTGCAGGCAAAGGCGCGAGGCGACCGTGATGCTGTCGACGAAGATCGTGTCGTACTTGTCGAGGATGTTCGGCGGACCGAAGGCATTACACACCCGGGCATAGTCGGCCCGGCTGTAGGTCTGATCGTCGCGCATCGCGGGATTGGGGCCGCCGATCCAGCAGGCCAGATCCCGCGCGCGATCCCAGTCGCGGATCCGGATCTCATCGCCGGGCCAGCCCTGCACGGCCAGTTCACCCGCCTCGAGGTTGATGAACAGCGTGGTGTCCGGGTTGAGGGTCCAGAGCTGGGAGGTCTTGCCGATCCCGGAGATCCCGGTCAGCACGCCCTTGATCCCGCGGCGCTCGCGCATCCGTTCGTCGGCGGTGATGATCTGCAGCGGGGCGCTGCTGAAGGCGGCGCTCACTTGCCGCTCTCCAGATCACGCAGGGCGGCCGCGACCGCATTGTCGTAGCCATGGGCACCCTGGCGACGGGCACGTTTGACGATTTCCGCCAGCCCGTAAGCGATGCTGTTGAGAGCGCTGGCCTGACGGGAGATCGCCACTTCCGCGAAGGCCACTTCGTCGAGCGTGGCTTCCTCGGTCGGAATGTAGGCCGCGGGGTCATCGCCCATCGCGGGCACGGTCAGGATTTCAGGGACATCGCGCAGCCACAGGGACTTGCGAAGGCGCTTGAGAGGCGGAGTAAACATGATGGTCACCTTGTTTCGTCAAAGGGACCAGGGTTCGTCAGGTAGTCATCTGCCGGGCCCGACGCCGCCCTGGAGCACGCGGTCGGGTTATTCCCCCGAGGGGGTGTTCTATTCGCCCGAAGGCCCGGCATGATCTTGCGAGGTGGCGACCGGCGCTTGCCGTCCTCCTCTGCTGGTCACCTACCGGCGGGCGGAACGAACTGTCGGGATGCCGCCCAGATATTCCTGCAAACCCGCGACCACGGCGTCCGCGCGCAATTGGTGCATCCGCTCGTAGATGGTGGAACGGTGCAGACCGGCGTCACGGGCGGCGGCGCTGACATTGTCGGCGGCGAAAATACCGGCGTAGCGACGCAGCACCGGAGACAGGCTGCCCAAAAACCGGCCGACATCGCGCGCTAGGCCGATGCGGATTTCAGCAGGCAGGTAAGGCTCGGCGTACAGTCCTTCGGCTTCTGGGATGCTGGCGCCCATCGTCTCGGCATCTTCGTCGCCGTCGGCCGACAGGTGCACGTCGATGGAAATCATGATCCGCTCGGCGCGCAGCCGTGCGGTGGGCGACATGAGCGATGCGACGCGATGATTGATGATGCGGTCTGCGAAGGTTTCGAATGACGCGCGCGCCGGGTCAAAATGGACCTGCCGCTGCAGGAGATCGAGCATCAGCTCCTGCTCGATGTCGGCCTGATCCATGCCTGGCAAACGGCCACTGCGGGCCAGCCTGCGGGCATGATGCCGGATATTTCGCACTACTCGTGATGGGACTCCATCGTAACGGTTCTGATACTCCACGGGGTTTCGCCTTGATCCAGCGGACCAGCTCGAAGGCTGGAATGCTGTCTCCGACGAAATTTCGTTGAGGCCCCGATATTGGCTGCTTCAGGCAAAGAAAAACCGCCAAAAAATGGCGGTTTCGGTCGGCTAGGTTGGAAAAATAAAATTGGAAAAAAGTCAGTCGTCGTCAGCGAAATTTCGTTGATATGCCCCCTGTTTCCCCTGCTTGAGGCCTTCGGCGTTCGTGACGTAAAGAGCCACGTATTCGCCATGCTTGGCCTTGATTGGGTCACCGGGAATACCAAACGCCGCGATAAGCTTCTTTGACAGGCTTTCTTTCGGTTTCCTGTCCTTCCCAGGTGCAGGCAAAGGGATCCTGCCACCGTTCTGTGCGATGATTTTCAACAATGCCCATTGGCTGTCTGGGCGCTTGGTTCTGCCGTCCATCATGTTGATTTCAGATGGCTCGAACGAGCGGTGTTGCCCCTTGTGGTGTACAGTTATTTTTTCGTTCGAGACGAATTGGATGGTGACTTCTTCCCACTTCGCATCCGCAGGCATGCGCCAGGCAGCCTGATCCGCCCCCCCTTCCAGGCTAGCGCGTAGCGCCGAGAATATCTGTTCCGGTGGGGCGACAGGGGCCAGTTCCCCAGCTGCGTCAAACCCAACGAAATCGGCGAGAGACATGGCCGTGGCGTCGATTTTGGCCAGGTAAGCCCTGGCTGCGGAGCTCAGACATCCGGCGGTAGGGGTCAGCACCAGCTTCGCGCCCTGGAAGCTCTCGACGGCAGAGAAGGCGGTCGCTGCATCGATTAAGGTCCCCCCGCCCAGAAGAAGGAACACGGGAAAGCCCAGTCCGGCATGAACGTAATGGTACCCAAGGTTGAGCAGGCCTTCCGAAGCCAGCGGAGGCTTCCCGTTTGTCAATTGTAGTGCCCGTACAAGAGACGCAGCAAGTTTGACCCGATCAACCGCCAGCTGCTCCGCATCGGCAACGGTCAATTTCTCGCTGCTGCAGAGCTTTTCTGGCTCAGCACAAACTGCCCGGATGTTGCCAGCATTGTGCCTGATGATCGATCGGTAGCATCCGCCCGGCTGGATATTGAAGCAGGGTATCGTGTCCGCTTGCATTCCGGTCACGCGCAACAGGGTAGACGCCGGAGCCCAATCCGAACCCGTTACCATTTGCCAGTGTTTTCGCGTTCCCCCGCTAGGCGGGATAGTCTCAATCGCGTTCCAGAGCGCCGTCGTCATCGTCTTCCCCATCTACGGCCTCGGAAATGTCGAACCCGCGCTTCTTGAGCCATTCCTCGACGGCAGTGCTGTCCCCTTTCTGGCTATACCGCGCGACATTGGCCGGCAGGATGTTGACCGTCAGTGGATTCTTCGAGTTCACAAACCTGACCTTGAAGCTGGCGCGATCGATCGGCCCCTTCTGCAGCAATTCCTTGATGAAAGCCGAGTCCGATCCGAAGACGTCATTGGCTCTGAAAATCAGGAATCCCCCGCCGTGGCGGATCTGGATTTCACCGAGGCGGATAGCGTCGATGCCTTCAACGTCCTCACACGCCAATGCGGCCTGGCCCAGCGTGATCAGTGGATCGAGAATGTATTTCAGAGCAGTGTCGAAATACTCCTTGTCGCCGAAGAGCACTTCGCCGAGCGTTTCGAGGTACTTGGTGCGCTGAGGCGATGAACTACAATTGATGCCCATTTCATCCCGCCCTCGATCATACACGAGGACATCGTGCTCTTGCGGACGATAGAAGGCGATGCCGGTTGACCCGTCATCGTTGTGGCTGCCCTCACGCTGCATCGGCCTGCCGTGACGAATGACGATCCAGACCTTTTTGTCATTCTTGAAAAAGAAGACCCTGCTCCCCCGTCCGCGACGTTTGCTGGCAAACCAGTCATCCACCTTGGACTGGATATCCGCCACCTCTTGGGGAGTATGCTTCATGAGATCGCGACGACGGGTTTTCTTGCCGGCGAAATACATGAACCTTTGCTGCTTAAGCGCGAGGGTTTCGGCGTGGATCTCAATCAGGAGATCTGGGTTCGCCTGCCAGACCTGGATGGCAGCATCAGCCGAAGAACTATCCGGCGTGACCGTGATCGTATGCCCATCTTCCTTGGCTCGTTCCAGCAACTCATCAATCGCGTCATCGCGCGCCATCTGGTCGATATAATGTAGCGCATCGACCATTTCAGGCGGCATCGAGCCATCAGAAGCAAGCAGGACTTCAGCAACCTCTTGATAATGCGGCTTCCCTGACGTCAGCGGGGTGAGATCGAAGCTCTTGGAATCGAAAAAGGCCTGCCAATTGCTCAAGAACTGGAAAAGGATATGTGGCGCGATTGTCGACAGTCGATCCGGATGCAGGAAAGTACGTGGGTTGAAAGTCGACATATAGGCTCCGGAAACTGGTCAGGTTGGTCGCAGCACACATTATCGCCCACGCAATCGGGCGAAAGAGGGTAAATTCTCATTTTGTTCTCCCGACAGTTCAAATGAGGCGCCGGTAGGTGGCAGGACCATCTGGAGTCCTGTCAAATGCACCGTTTTCTGAGGCTTTTTAGCGGACTACGAGTCCGCTCTCGGGTCGCCAGCTATCAACTGGCTATCCACATAAATCGCTCCACAGACCCGACCATTCTGGTGGTCGGAGCCGTCGCCGCAGCGAATCATATGCCCACCCTTACGCTGGTGGTCCTGACCGGGATGGCCGGTCATGGATAATCCCGGTGAACGCGAACGCGCGGCGCTGTTCGCCGCGATGAAAAGCATGGGCAGCGCCATGGCCGGCATCGGCTGGCACCGGCGCTTCAATGAACTGACCGATCAACAGGCGGCTGCCCTTGCCGAAGCCGCCGTCGATGGCTTCCAGCGGTCGATGTGGGAGAGCGCACCGGAGGTGCCGTTCTGATGGACCCGCTCGATTTCAACCACCGGGAGAAACCTCCCCAGTTCGTCGATGTGGTGAACGCCCGGATCGACACCGCGCTCACCTTGGAAAACAGCACGCGCGAACCGCGGGCATACCTTGGCGGCAGCAGGCTTGGCGAAAGCTGCGCCCGTAAGCTGCAGTATGAATATCTGAAGGTGCCTCGCGATCCCGAACGGGAGTTCAATGGCAAGACCCTGCGGATTTTCGCGGTGGGCCATGTGTACGAGGACCTTGCTGTCGACTGGCTGACTAAGGCCGGATACGATCTGCGCACGCGCAATTCATCGGGCGACCAGTTCGGATTTGCCGTCGCGGACGGCCGGGTTCGGGGGCACATCGATGGCGTCATCGTGGCAGGTCCGGACGACCTGGCCGTGCCGGCGCTGTGGGAGTGCAAGTCCGCAAACGCCAAGAACTGGCGAGACATCGTCAAACGCGGTGTCGCGGTATCCAAGCCGGTCTATGCGGCGCAGATCGCGCTCTACCAGGCCTACCTTGGCCTGACGGATCATCCCGCAGTGTTCACGGCGGTCAACAAGGATACCTGCGAGCTGTGGCATGAGTTGGTGCCGTTCAACGGCGCGCTGGCACAGGCCTGCAGCGACAAGGCGGTGCGTATCCTGCAGGCCTGCGACGCCGATGAATGGCTGCCGCGAGCTGCGTCAGACCCAGACCACTTCGAATGCATGTGGTGTGACTGGAAGCAGCGGTGCTGGGCATGATGGTGGCCGATACCGAAGCGGCGCAGCATCGCGTCAAACCAGACCCCGCAATGATCGCAACCTTCACCGACACGGTGTTTGGCTATTGCGAGCATTTCGTGCCCGTCCGCGCGCTTGCCGAAAAAGGCGGCGGCGATCAGATGCCCCACACCCCCTTCATGGAAAACGACGCCGAATTGGCAGGCAAGCTAGCGGTCCAGGCTGGCTGGGCGGCCGACAATGGCATGGCCCTGTTCGTGGTCCCGGGAACGGTGCTGGCGGCTGGTGAAGCCAAGGCTGAGCACATTGCCCAGACCCAGGTAGTGCTGGTCGATCTCGATCATGGCGACATCGGCGCCAAGCGGGATCACCTGGCGCGGCATCTGGGTGAACCCAGTCTCGAGGTAGCATCGGGCGGCATCACGCCAGAGGGCCAGCGCAAGCTGCACCTCTATTGGAGGCTGTCCGAACCGGCCGAGGGCGACGATATAACCACCGTCTGCCGTGCCCGGCACATGATCGCCTGCAAGGTTGGCGGTGACCCGTCATTCCGCTCGCCGCACCAGCCGATCCGGGTGGCAGGTTCTGTGCACGCGAAATCCGGCACGCAGCGGCTGGTTGAAATCCTCCACTGCCGGACGCGGGATCATGACCTTGGCGATTTGGTCGAGGCTGTGATGGCCATGCCACCGCTCGAGGGGGAAGTTCCGTCGGATCTCGATTTCAACAACGCTGGCGTGACTTCCGGAGCGGTGACTGAGCTGTTCAGCCATGTTGTCCGCGAAGGCGGCGTTGACGGCACCACCCGCTTCGAGGCCCTGTCGCGGATCATTGGTTACTGGATTCGTCGATGCCGCGAAGGCCATGTCACCGCCGCGCAGGCCTGGGCTGAAATCGTTGATTACAACAGCGCCCGCATCGATCCGCCCTGGGAGGAATCGCGCCTTCGGCACGAGGCAGAGAAAATTTGGAAGCTCGACAGCGCCAACTACAGCGAGGACTATCTTGATGAGGCTTCTGGTGGCGGACCACCCCAAGGTGGCGGCCACAGCGGCGGGAGTTCGGCCCCAGTCCAGTTGACCGAAGATGCCTTGGCTGAGGCGTTCACCGACCAGCATGCGGAGGATTGGCGATACGTCGCGGCCTGGGGTCAGTGGCTCAACTGGTCAGGCACGGTCTGGCGGAAAGAGGACACGCTGCAGGCCTATGACCTGTCACGACAGATATGTCGGGCAGCGGCCCGCAAGGCGGCGAGCGCCAAGCTGAAAGCCAAGCTGTCGTCGGCATCCACCATTGCAGCCGTCGAACGTATCGCTCGGGCCGATCGCCGCCATGCCGAGACCACCGAGGTCTGGGATCGCAACCCCTGGGCGCTGAACACGCCGGCAGGGATCGTCGATCTCCAATCCGGGCTTCTCGGCTCGCATGACCGCCCGGCCTACATGACCAAGATCACCAGCGCGTCACCGCAGGGGGATTGTCCAGTTTGGCTGGAGTTCCTTGATACCGTCACCGGCGGCGATGTCGAACTGCAGCGATACCTTCAGCGGATGGCGGGCTACTGCCTGACAGGCGTCACGACCGAGCATGCCCTGTTTTTCCTCTATGGCACGGGCGCCAACGGCAAGTCGGTCTTCGCCAACACCCTGACTGCGATCACGGGTGATTACGCAACGGTCGCAGCGATGGACATGTTCATGGCGAGCCACGGCGATCGCCACCCGACCGATATGGCGGGCCTGCGGGGCGCGCGGGTCGTCTCCGCCATCGAAACTGAACAGGGCAGCCGCTGGGCGGAGAGCAAGCTGAAGGCATTGACCGGCGGCGACAAGATCACTGCCCGGTTCATGCGGCAGGATTTCTTCGAGTTCATGCCCCAGTTCAAGCTGCTGGTGGTCGGCAACCACAAGCCATCGATCCGCAATGTCGACGAGGCAATGCGGCGGCGCCTGCACATGATCCCGTTCACGGTGACTATTCCGGCCCACAAACGCGACAAGCGTCTGCCGGATCGGCTCTTGGCGGAACGCGACGGCATTCTCGCATGGGCGCTGCAGGGCTGTCTGGAATGGCAGCGGACAGGTCTGAAACCGCCCGCATCGGTCCTTGCCGCCACCGAGGAATATTTTGAGGCCGAGGATGCTCTGGGGCGGTGGCTCGAGGAGCACTGCGACCAAGCTCCGCATCTGCAGGACACCTCCCAGCGGCTCTACGCTGACTGGAAGAGATGGGCGGATGCGAACGGCGAATTCCCCGGATCGAACAAGCGGTTCTCCGAGACCCTCGCCAATCGCGGATTTGCGCGCGCCAACACCAGCAAAGCCCGAGGTTTCCGGGGGCTCGCACTGCGTCAGGCCCAACCCCAGACCAGCCCGATGGAGTTTTGAAAAATGCCAGCAAAATCAACATCGGTGACGGATGTGACGGATCGTCCCCTTATAAGCGTTACACGCGCACACGCGCGCGCCTCTGGAGGTGATAATGGGGAACCCGTCACATCCGTCACTATCCGTCACGGCGCTGTCCTTGCCCTCGATCTCGGCACCAGTACCGGCTGGGCCTTCCGGTCGCCCGACGGCCACATCAGCACCGGGACGGTGTCGCTGAAGCACACCCGCTACGACGGTGGCGGAATGCGCTACCTGCGTTTCCGGCGCTGGCTCGAGCAGCTGGATCTCGATGCCGGCCCCATCGAGGCGATCTACTTCGAGGAAGTGCGTCGCCACGTCGGCACCGATGCAGCCCATGTCTATGGCGGCATGTTGGCCGTGCTGACCGCATGGTGCGAGGAACATCTGGTTGCGTATCAGGGCGTTCCTGTCGGCACGATCAAGCGGTTCATCGCCGGCAAGGGCAATGCCGACAAGGCAGCCGTGATCGCGGCAGTTCG